GGGTAAAGGAAGCCCCGTTGTCCTGTGCCGCCAGCTTCATGCCGTCCTCGATCTCGACTTTTGCGGTCAGCGTGACCACGGCCTTGTCGTCGCCGCCGATCCGCACGTAGAGCTTCTGCTTCGCGGCGGGGGCGTCAAACGGGAACACATCGTTGTCGAAATCGATAACGAAGGTAGCGGCGACAGCGGGGGATGCGGTGGGCGGCTCGAATCCCACGATCTTGAACTTGTTGACCAGCGTCTCGGCCAGCGTGGTCTTGCCCTGGTTCATCAGGGTGGTCGCCTTGCGGACAATCTTCGAGTTGGGGGTCTTTCCATCATCCCCATAGACAGCCTTGACGCTCTCAACATCCCGGTACACACCGACGGGCTGGGCCCCGGTGGTCGAGATGAGCAGAATGTCAAGGCTCTCCTTTGTCGTAGGCAGCGCGTCGCGCTTCACAACGACAATTACGTCTTTTGCCATTTTGCGTTTCCTCCTTCTTACTGGTGTGCGTTTCCTGGGGTATTGGCCTCCCGAATAGTGGTGGCCGGCATCTCGTCGGTGCGGATATAGGCAAAGCGCACATCGAATCCGTACCGGCGAACGGTATCCTCCACCACAAATCCGCTCCGGTTTGCGACGGAGCCAACATTGCGGATCACGATATCCTCGCTGCCGACCAGGATGCAATGCCCGTTCAGCAGGAAGAACCCGTGCGCCTTGTCAGCGAGGCCAAGAGCCTCATCCTCGCCGTAGATATAGCTGCCGTCCTCAGCCTCCCGGTTCTGACCGCAGAAGGTGAAAGACATCGTTGCCTCTACCGGCTCGGAACGTATGTGGCGGTAGCCTTGCTCCTCATCCCCCACGACCTCATGCCGCCCAAAGGCGTGGTTGGATGTGCGCGGTGTCAGGACACTGTAGTAGCAGTATGGGAACTCTGGCCGGTCCGCTATCTGGTCAGACAGAACAACAGGACGACCGGTGTGCGCTTCAAGGCCGGACACAATAGCGTTACGGGCCTGGACGAACGTCACTTCTTCACCACCCCTTCCACGATGTACCGCACCATGGGGTGGATACTGTTGTGGCTCAGCGAGGTCTTGACGGTGTATCTCTGGCCATCGAAGGTGTCCTCAATGATCTGGTTGGTGCCGATCTCCACCGGGTCATCGGTGTAGAGTTTCTGCGAGTTCTCGGTGTACGTCCCTTCCGGCAGATCCTTCAGGTCCTTGTCCGATAGCGGCATGACGATGCCTTTGAACGTCTTTACCGCCTTTTCGACCGGACGGGACTGCCCGCCGGGGCCATCGCGGACAAAGGTGCGCTCATAGACCTTCAGCGAGTGAAGCAAGGCCCTGGGGAGCCTGGGTGTTGCCGCAAAATTCATTCTATTACCACCTCGTAAGCAATCCGGTCACGGATGTGTGTGCCGGATTCATATAGCGTGGTGTGCTGCGTCTTGTGGTCGAAATCAGACTTCGGTGTGACCCTGTTCTGATCGATGAAGCTCTGCGCCAGCTGGGCGGCCTGGGCCCCGATGGACTCTGCCGCAGCGGTGGGGGTGATGGTCCCCTCCAGCATCTTTACCATTGCCCCGGTCACGATGCTGCCCAGTTCTTTCTGCTGTGCGTCAAAACTCGCCCGGATAAAGGAACGTTCCGGGAGGGTAACACTTTTCACCAGCAGATACATCGCCTCACTCTCCGTCTTGCCGCCGCGTTTCTTCTTGTCCCGGACCATGAGGAGTTTGCCGTCCTTCGCGTTGACAAAACGCAGGTCGCTGAAGGCTCTGGGAGAGCCGGCGGCCTGGGCCTCCTTGGTCAGAGGGATGGCGAGGTACTTTCCCTTCTTGGGCTTGATAGTGGCGCCATACTCATGGGCGTGGGCGATGGCCATAATATCGGAGTCCGCCTTACCACCAACGATGCCCACCCGGATTTTCTTCTGCTCCATCTCCTGGCACGCGGCTTTGATGCGGTTGAAGTCTTCCAGGAGCCGCTCTATCCCGTCCACATCAATACCTCCTGTACAGATTGACAATCTGCAGCCAGGCGGCTGGCGTGGACTTGTCGAAGGTCCAGCTTACATCCGAGATGGAGAAGGATTTCAGCCCCTGGGAGCCGTTCTGCATATTCGCATACGCCTGGGACACCATGTCCCAGACAAGGCCCTCCAGGTCTGCTGGGAGCGTCTGGGGCTCCTCGTCCGTGGCATCCTTCGGAAGCACATAGCCTGCCGTGTAGCACACCTCAATGTTCCGCTTGGTCTCAATAATGTCATTGGCAAGGCCCCGGCGGTACCCGGCCCTCAGCCAGCCGTCATCCCGGTAGATGACGCCGATGTTGGCGGTCTGCCCGTAGTCGTAGAGTTCAGGGGGGACAATCCTCCCGGCCTCTTTGACATAGTCAACGCTGACGATTGGGTATTTCAGCGTGACCAGCTCCTGCTGGCCGTCGGCCTCGTAGAACTCACGGTAGGTGTTCTTGCCGAGGGGTCTGCCCACCTGCTGCTCCACCCAGGACGACGCCTTATTGATCAGCAGTTCAACGAGGGTACAGGTGCGCTCGTCGGTCTCATCATCAAGGCTCAGCATGAGCTTCATCCTGTCAAGCGTGGTAAGTGCGTTATTCGCAAGCATACAAACCTCCTGTCAGTATAGGGGCGGCAGGTTGCCCCACCGCCCCTTGACCCTCTATTCGGCGTTCTCGGGCCGTTCCTGGCCGTCCCCGTTGCCTCCGGGGGTAGGAGGCGCACCCTTGCCTTCCCCCTTGCCAGGGGGCGCGACAGGCGGCTTTCCGGCCTTCTTCTCCTTGCCGGGGGCAGCCGCCTTGTTTGCGGACGGCTTTACGATGTCATAGAACCTCGGCATTTCGTGGCCCTCCTTACACCGGCTGAACGGCGGCGTCTCCCAGCACGACCGCAAGGCCGCCGGTGGTCTCGTCGTTCCCGGTGACGGTGAACTTCACAATGGACTTCAAGCCCACAAGGTCAACATCAATGTTGACCACACCACCAGCGGGCACGTCACCCTCATCATCCGCAGCCTCGATGGGCTCGTTCTTGAAGGTGTACTCCCCGCCGGTGGTCTGCTTCTCAGGGAACACCCGCTCGTCAGTGACGGGCGCGAAAGTCTCACCGTCGTCACTGTGCTCCACCTTCACGGTCATCGTGGCGCCGGACGCAACGTTGGCGCCGATGACGGCGGAGAGAAAACCCGTCCGGTCGATGGCCTCGCCGGACTTGTAGGGGATCGCAGTCACGTTCTGAAACAGATTGCGCTTCATTGTCTCATTTCCTCCTTCTCAGATTAGACGGGGACGGCAACGCCGGTAGCCACCACGAAGCTCTCGTCATGGCGCAGGCCCACGTCCACGTTGTCGATGGCCCGGATGAGGGTCTGGTCGTTCTCGAAAGCGGACACAAGGTTGCCCGCCTCGTCAGTCCAGGAGCCCTCGCGGCTGGTCTCGATCTCCAGGGCGCCCTGCTCACCGATGATGAGGTCGTTCCAGTTGCCGAAGGCGATCTTGGTCTTGCCATCCTCGGTGTCGATCAGGTTGGTGGTGCGGTAGGGGTAGCCCGCCAGGGTGCGCTGCTTGTTCATCTCCTCAGCAAAGATGAAGCCGCCCACCTGGTCGCGCATGGACTTGAAGAACTGCTCCACGCTGGTGTTGAACACGAAGCCCAGGGCATCAGCATAGACGTTGTTCTTCAGCACAGAGGCGACCAGGAAGTTGGGGAACATGGCGGTCAGAACGCCATCGGCGCTGGCATAGGAGGTGCCGGCATCGGCGGCCTTGATGTTCTGGACGGCCTTGTTGTTGAACAGGCCGAGGGGCTGGAACTCCCCGCCGGTGCCGCGGAAAGCACCCCAATCCACGCCCAAGGCCATCTGCTTGGTCACGTCCTGGCCCACGATGACGTCGTTGTCGAAGCTGGTGGACCGAAGGAGGTCGTTGCTCATGGGAATGAGGGCGGTCAGCTTCTTGGAGGACAGGCGGATGTTGCCGAACTTGGGGGCGGTCTTGGGGATCTTCCGGTTCTCCCCGGTGTACATGGCGCGGGTACCAGTCTTCAGCTTGGGGATGTTCAGATTGCCGTGATCCATGGCCAGCCGGCGGGCGCCCAGGTCGTAGATGACCGTGGCGGGGTACAGCAGTTCGATAATCTCGTCCGCATAGACCTCCGGCACCAGGTATCCGCCATCGGTGGGCTGGGTCGCGGCCAGGGCCTTGAACTCGCGGGCCATCTCAGCATCGTTGAACTTGTGCTCGGCGACATAGGCGGCCCGCTCGACCTCGCCTCCAGAGGCGTGGATGCACTTCACGGCGCGGCCGAACATACCGTAGGCGGTCTTGCGCCGCTCAGGGGCGGACATAGACTGGATACGGGCCTTGAAACCGCTGGTGGCACCGCCGTCACGGGATGCGCCGGTGGAGAGGAACAGGCTGGAGTATTTGCGCTGCGCAGGGGCAGCGGGGGCGGGCGTAGCAGCAGGAGCCGGAGCGGGAGCGGCGCCCTTCTGGGCGGAGGGGCCCTCGGCACCCTTCTGGGCCGCAGGCTCACCGGAGCCGGGCTTGGCAGAGGGCTCACCGGCAGACTTCTGGCAGGCTTTCAGAGCGTCCAGCACCTGAGAGATGAACTCAGGCGTAATGGTGGGGTCGCCGCCCTCACCTTCGCCTTCGCCCTCGCCCTTGCTTTCGTCGCCTTCGGGAGCGCCGACCTCACCAGCGGGGTCGCCAATGCCGCCGGCCTCGATAATGGCGTTCATCTCGGCCATGATGTCATCCTGGGTGATGGCGCTGGGGTCCTTGCCCGCCGCGATGAGGTTCGCAAACACCTGCGCGATGAGGGCGGCGAGCTGTTCCTGGGTCAGTTTCATGTTCAATTACCTCCTGTTTTTGTTGGGGATGATTTCGAATACCATCCCGGCGTTTTTGGTCTGCTTTTTGGGGTCTGCGCTTTTCTTGGGTTTCGCTGCGGGGGCGGGCGGGTCGTCCGGATCAGCCGGGGGCGGGTCAGCGTCAGGCGTGTCCATGAACGAGAGGATTTCCAGCAGCTCCTTGACCACTGCGATGAACGGCTTCAGCGCGTCCATCCTCCGGCGGGAGATTTTGCCGGTCTTGGCCTCGGTCCTCAGTTCCTCCACCAGCGACTTCACGTCCTCGATTTTAGCCTGATCGTTCATGGCCCAGGTGACGATGGACACCTCCCACAGCTTGATCTCCTTCAGATGCCGGATGCCGGTCTCGCTGTCATAGTCGAAAACGACAGCATCATAGCCGATAGAGAGCTCCCCCAAGACACCGTCTTTGAGTAACGTCCGAATATCCCGGCCCAATGAGGTATTGCTGATTTTGCCTCGGATGAAAAGGCCGCGATCATCTTCTCGCAGTTCAATCGGCCTTCCCACCGGGAGCCAGCAGTTATTGTGCAACGCCAAGATTTTGATGCGGTTGAAGTCTTCCACAATGGTTTTGGCGAAGGCTCCCTTCTCGATAACATCGCCGCCATCATCCACGTTGCCAAACACAGCCGCATACCCGGAGAACTCGCCAGTGCTCTCGTCTGCGCTTTCCAGCACAAATGAGGCCGACTTATATTCCCGCTGAGGTGTGTCCGACTTCTTCTCCCGTGTAGCGACTCCCCGTTGTGCTCTTGCCATGCGGTCTACCTCCTTTCCTCAGAATTACGGGCATTGTTAAAAACCGCCGTATGTCAGGTAACACCGGCAGTTGATAACCTCTTCCGGGCGGTCGTCCGATGGGTCTCTCGGAAAGAGGAGCCCGTTGGAGAACGTCTCGTTGATGGGGACTGTCTCCCCTTCCATGGAAACGTGGTCAACCTTCCCATGCGTACCGTCCCGCGGGTCCTTCTGCGGCCTGTGGTGCCACGTCTTGGTCTTGGCTCCCGCCGCCTTCCTCATG